CGGTTAAGGTATCTATTTACTTGGGGGCCCGGTAAAACTTTTTACCATGTAAAAATACATAGCCGCCACGGACATTATTGGCGTCACCTCGTTCACGAGATACCGGTTACGGATAGCAGGACACCAGAAGTTTTTGCTTATTCTGATAAAATCCTCATAACGCATCATCCAGATGCGTCTAAAAGCCGTGGACAGTATTATGACATGCTGGAAGCTTGCGTTTTAGAAGATCCGTATTGCTGCCGGAATGCTTTTTACTGGGCCAGAGAGAATTTTTATTATGGCAAATGGGAAAAAGCCATTGAGCTTTTGCAGAAATATTTAGATATGCCTAGCGCTACTTGGGACGCTGAAAGATCATATGCCTATGTGACAATGGGTAAATGCTATGAGGCTCTTGGGAATGCTAGAGAGGCAGAAAAGGCTTTTTACAAGGGCGCTTTTGAGGCTCCGCATGCTCGTGAAGGCTGGGTGTCATTATCAGACTTGTGCTACAAGCACGGTCGATGGCCAGAGTCATACGCTTTTGCAAAAAGGGCAATCGACATTACCCATCAACAAAATGTGTACACGGAAGATCCAGCTTGTTGGAGCTGGCGTCCTTGGGATTTTGCCGCCATTTCTGCGTTTAGATTAGGCATAAAAGAAGAGGCTATTAAATATGGAGAAAAAGCCTTAGAATATGCCCCAGAAGACGAACGTTTGGCTAATAATTTAAAATGGTATAAAGGTGAAATAGCATAAAAAATAAGGCCGAAAGCTGCGTCAACAGCTTTCGGCCTTTAACCACAAATCCAGTAAGGTGGATCATGGCTGACAAAAATCTTATAATACAAGAATATTTGCATTCAATTATGAATTACGACCCTGAAACGGGTATTTTCACTTGGAAATGGCGGGAAGACAAGCCAAACAACGTAAATTCAGCTTTTGCCGGTAAAGATATGGGCTCTATAACAGGAGCGGATTATTTACAATTAACAATTGATTATAAAACATATCCTGCCGCCGTGATCGCATGGATATACATGAAGGGTGTTTGGCCCAATGGTAAGATGGATCATAAAAATCGCGATACTATGGATAATAGATTTGACAACTTAAGAGATTCTACTGATTCCCAGAATGGATATAATAAGAAAATTCCAGAAAATAATACCACAGGATTTAAAGGCGTATGTTACGATAAGTCTAGAGATAAATATATAGTATATATAACAGCAGATAAAAAACGCCATTTTATAGGCCGTTTTGACACGCCACAAGATGCCCATGCCGCCTATTGTGAAGCAGCAAAACGTCTTCACGGAGATTTTGCTAGAACCGAATAATAGGGTATATTGTAGAAGTTTACTACCTAAAAGGACAAAGAGGATGCCAGATTACCAAGTATGGTTCAACATTTTGGTTGGCGTCCTCGGAACAGTTGGCGGCTGGTGGCTCAATAATGTTTGGGTTTCCCTAAAAGAGCTCCAGTCTGCCGACAAAGAACTGGCAGAAAAAGTTGCTTCTATAGAAGTTTTGGTAGCTGGTCGGTATGTTACAAGAGACGAATTTAATAACGCTTTATCTCAAATATTCAGCAAGTTAGATCGAATAATTGATGCTGTAAATCAAAAGGCCGACCGATGACCTGGCCCCTTCAATCAGAATGTTTAAAAATGTTTGGCAACCCCTATGCTCCAGGCTGGGGGAATACGCATATTGTCCATATTAATTGCCCATGGCAGCTCTATATGGGGCCGCTGCACATTCCGTATATTAAAATCAATAAGATTGCCGCCGAGTCTTTAACTCGTGTCTTAAACCATGTCTGGGATGAATGCGGAAAGGACCCAGACAAAATCCACGCCATCCATGCCGACCAGTTCTCAGGGGATTTCGTCATTCGACAAGCCCGGGGGCTGAAGATGATATCAATGCACAGCTATGGCCTAGCAATAGATTGGGACGCTCCCCACAACCAGCTAGGTTCAAGAACGCATTTTTTTACGGCTGATAACCCACTCATTAAGGCTTTTCTTGATGAGGGATGGACATGGGGCGGGCAATGGAGCAGGCCGGACGCGATGCACGTTCAAGCGGCGAGGGTTGGCTAAACAGACAGACGGTAGGGGCGCTTGTGGCGGCCATATCATACAGTATCGTATTAATAAGTTTGGCAGCCCTTGCAGGCTGTTCTGAGATGGAAGGCGATGGTTTTTCTAACAATGGCCATGAGTATGGTCCTGTTAGATGCGTTAGGGCAAAAGATAACGTTCTTCGGTGTTATACGGTTAAGTAGGAGATGATCATGAACTCAGTTGCTACATTTGTGGTAGGCAAGCTCAAAGAAGGCTCAACCTGGGCCGGTATTGCTACGCTGATTGCTGGCGCAAGCTTTATTCCTCATGCTCAAGAGATCGGCGCTTTGGTTCCGACCATTGGCACGCTTGTAGCTGGTGTTTTGGCGATCTGGTTTAAATAATGGTCACAACAATCTTATCTCTTATCGGCGCGCTATTCACGCTCGCCGGGAAGATTTTTGATTGGTTAAACGCACAACAATTGATCAATGTCGGCAAGACGGCGCAACAGGTTCAGGACTTGAAGGGACAGGTAGATGCTGCACATGAGGCGCTTCAAGCCCGTCTGGATATTGAGCGCGATAGCATTGACAAGCCTGACAGCGTGTCAATCGACGACGGGTTCAAGCGCCCTGACTGATAGGCTGGCTTTTTGTGATGGGGCAAAACCTATATATTGGTCGGGGAAAGATACAACAAAGACCATATGGCAAGTGAAGGCGCATAACAATGTAGGCAAGAAAGCCTGCAACTGGAGATAGGTAATGACGACTGGCCTTAGTTATGATGGTTCCGTATCAGGAACGACATCATACATTACTCAAATATCTACTATGGCCGTCGTCTCCCCGACTGATCCTGCTTTCCTTAACATTTTACCGCAAGCAATTACATATGCTGAAAACCGCATGTATCGTGAGCTTGATTTTTTATTCAGCTCTGTTTCCAATACTAACTATGGATTAACAGTAGGTAGTAGAATTATATCTGTTCCTTCTGGTTCTGATTTTGCCGCAGGGGATTGGGGAGGCGGCGTTTTAGTTGTTGCAGAGCAAATAAATGTTTTAACTCCAGCTGGGACAACAAATCCAGACTCTGGAACTAGAAATCCTCTATTGCCAACTACAAAAGAATACCTTGATGCTGTTTGGGGCAACTCATCTAATACTGGATTACCGCAATATTTTTGTCCGTTTGACGATTACACATTTTTGGTTGGTCCTTATCCAAATGCCAATTATCAAGTTGAAATTGTTGGAACCTTCCGACCGGCAAGTCTGTCTTCAAGAAACCCAACAACTTTCATTAGCCTTTATTTGCCAGATTTATTCATTATGGCAAGCATGATTTATGTGTCTGCTTATCAAAGAAACTTTAGTAGTGCAGCGGGTAATGACCCGCAAATGCCTATTACATATGAAACTCAATATCAGACATTATTGAAATCCGCTATGTCTGAAGAAAACCGCAAGAAGTTTGAGGCGGCTGCTTGGTCATCGCAAGGTGCTTCTACTTCTGCTACGCCGACACGAGGCTAATAAATGCCCCATGCAACTTTAAAAATGAGTGGGGGCGTTGATCAAAATAGAACGCCTGCTTTGAATGAAGCGGCTATTTCTACGACTAATCTTGTGCGATTTGTCCCAGATAAACAAGGTCTGACACTTGTTCAAAAACTTGGCGGTTGGACTAAATTTTTTCCTAATTCCATAAATAGCATTATTAGGAATCTTTGGGCATGGGAAGATACAAATGCTAATGCGCATTTGGCTTTTGGTTGCCAAGCTACAAGCGCAGCAGGGAATGGCCTTGGCGTCATTACAAATAATAATCAGCAAATAATAACTCCAACAACATCATTATCTGATGTCGCTGTTAGTTGCGAGACTGTTTCTGGTAGTCCATTAGTTGTAATAAACGACATCAATTCAAATGTTAATCTTAATGATTCTGTATATATACAAACGCAAATAAGTGTTGGTGGTCTTATTTTATTTGGTCAATATCCTGTAACTTATTTAACTTCTACATCATATTATATTACAGCAATAGATGCTTTGGGAAATCCACTTCCAGCGACGGCTACTGTTGGCGCTCCTGGAGGAGGCGTTGTTCCTGTTTTTACAATTACAAATGGGTCTCCTATTGTTGGTGTTGCATTACCTAATCATGGATATCAAACTGGCGATACGTTTACCGTTTTAATTTCAACAACAGCTGGCGGCATTACGCTTTATGGAAACTATATTGTTACTTATATTGATGATAATAATTTTACAATTTCAACAGGATCAACAGCCTCATCCTCTGTTACTATACCTTTAAACGCTGTCGGAGGTGTGGGTTACGCTCAATACGAATATTTCATAACTCCAGGAGCTCTTCCGACAAGCCTTTTTTATGGCGAAGGGACATACGGAGATGGATTGTATGGAATTGGACAGATTCCTCCATACGGCAATCAAGGAACGCCTATTGCAGCAACAGATTGGACGCTTGATAATTGGGGTGATTATTTAATTGCATGCCCGCACAATGCAAATTTACAAATCCCTGGCGGCGGTATTTATCAGTGGAATCCAATTGTTGGTCTTCAGTCAGCTTCCTTAATACCTCAAGCTCCTCCTGCCAATGATGGTTGTTTTGTCGCAATGCCTCAAAGGCAAATTATTGCATGGGGAACAACATTTACTGGCATACAAGATCCTTTGTTAATTAGATGGTGCGATGTAGATAATTTCAATTCTTGGGTTACTAATGCCATTAATCAGGCAGGTTCTTATCGTATTCCACGCGGATCAAGAATTGTTGGATGTATTCAGG